CTTCGCGTTTGTACTTCATCCTATCTTCCCAAGATAGGTGGTCAGTTAAGACAAACATTCGGCGCCCAATATAGGATAGAAATCCCAGACTATGTCAAATTGAGTCTAGTCGGCTGTCGTAACCAAAGATGGAATAGATTCGACCTTCGATGAGTTGGTCTAGTGAGCCGATCCTTGGCAAGAAGGATCGCGTTATCGAGCAAGATACTACCATCTTTATGATAGAGCGAGTTGGTTTACCTTCGCGTCAGGTAGAACCTAAGAAACTAACTCTATTAAGACCGGGCCCTGATACATCCTCCTCAAGTTCCAGCTCCATCCCGAAACTTTTAACGATTAACTGTATTCCGACTATGTCGACAGGTTCGTTTGATATGATGAGTAAGTCGTCTCCATGAACGACAAGTTTATGTATCTTACGGTGCTGAGACGTGCACACTGCTGAATATCAGATTAGTGATAAGTTAGCTATGCTATCAACAATGTTGGTGAAATAACTGCCGCTCGGGACACCTCGCTTTCGGGCGAAGAAACCAGTTTCAGGATGATACACAGTACCGGATACAAAGCAAGAAACGATGAAATCTCACGACTTTACAAGTAAAGGGTCTAAGACCAAGATTGATTTCAGAATTTCAAAAGAGACAAGTATCCAGAAAGGATGTGCAGTTTGGTCGAACTTCTTGTAGTCTAGAGAATAGACATACTTATCCTTAAAACTAGAAACTAGTTCACTTATCTCAACTTGTTTCTTACCAATAAAGACAGATGATTGGCTGTTGCTCTGGAATCAGACAGTCACTGGGTGACCGAACAAGGTTTCAACAGCGGTTAACCACCAACTTGGACCGAAAACAAGACGTAATTTGAGAGTACCATCAGAACCGGGCGACACTCGATTGAAGATGGTGAACAGATGATCGAACCGACCAGATAATGTTTCGGTCCCATTAAGTATTTTATTCAAATACTCGCGAATCTGTGGAACTATCAATCTTTTCTTACCGTACACTGGATAACCAGCGCTGGCCGATAGGTTCATCACCTCTAACACTGAGTCAGGATTAGATAACGGCTTAAGTTCTGGTACGTAAGAAGGGAAAAGCGATTTAATAGTGAGAAACATTGCTTTTGAGAAGGATGCTGGGTCAACACGAGGTGCGACATATTCAGACATCTTCTGAACACAACTTTTGTATTTCTCCTTCCTATTAGCCTCGCCATTAACTAGGTTAATGTTGTCATTCAACTGGGCTCTGCTCACGAAACCTTTCTTTACGAAAAGGTCGGCAATAGGGTCGAAAAGGCGGACAGGGTGGAAGTTGCTAAGCCGGGTCTCGGTCTTAGGATCAATAATAGGGGTACTTCTTTTAGTGCGATCCAACCACTCTAGTTGGATGGTTCTAACGCATCGAAGCAGATCAGATCGCTTATTGTTAAGATTGCGAACAATAGCGCTGCTGGTGACGTAACGGTTAGCCGTAGCCGTGGTACTGTGTGAGAGTCGTTCTCAAGCATAAAGTTTAATTTTCATTTTAATTTTATTTGAAATTTGC